CTCAAATGCTAACTATGTTTGTATTTAAGCAACTCTTAGGTCTATTTGGAGGAGGTAGTGGAGGCATGTTCAGCGGCGCCGGTCCAGTATCAGGAGCGGCAGCTTTCACGCCTGGTACGGCAAGTTTTAATCCATCTGCTTTTACAGGCGGTTTTAGTTTGATGGCCGAGGGCGGTTTTGTGACCAGTCCTACGCGTGCGGTTGTCGGTGAAGGTGGCGAGCCTGAGTACGTCATCCCAGCCAGCAAGATGCGCTCCGCAATGGGCCGTTACGCTGCCGGCGCTCGTGGTTCTAGCGTCATCCCAAGCAGCGGCGGTGACAGCGCTGCAGCAGGCGGTGGTGTTTCAACGCTGGCGCCAATCGATGTGCGCTACACGGTCGAGCGCATTAACAACGTGGATTACGTTACTGCCGATCAATTCCAAGCTGGCCTACAGCAAGCGGCAGCGCAAGGCGCAAGGCGCGGTGAGCAGCGCACGCTAGCCACCTTGCGTCAAAATACTGCACAACGCAAGCGAGTAGGTATCTGATGACTGACTCCATTGCATTCGCGCATTACCTCACGCTACGCGACCAGCAATCTACAACGCAGTTTTATTTCCAGAATTACTGGATCAATGAATCAATTAGCTATTACAGCGCATCACGCGGACAGACCAATCTGTACGACTTTATGCCGTTCGGGTTTAGTGGAACCATCCTGACTAAATCAGGCGACAACCAAGCCGCTACGCTCGTGTTCCCCAATAACAGTCTTAGCAGGGCATGGGCTGAAAGCGCAGTAACCGGCAACTGGCTGATAGATGTAAGCACCGTGATTATTGACCCAAGCAACAGTGCTAACACCACCGACTTGATGTACTACACAGCGCAGGTTATCGCTGCAACGTGGGACAACACGGCGCTACAACTGCAGTTGGCATCCGTATTAGATGCAGTTGGTGCTGATGTGCCACGCAAGAAGTTAACGCAGCAGCTTGTAGGCCAGTTGCCACTTACATCAAGCGTCCGCGTGCGGTGATTGACCTGATCGGCAGGCCATATCGCCTAGGTGCAACTGGCGCCGATGCTGATGGTGCCATCGATTGCATCCATCTTGTATTTGAAGTACACCGCCGATTGGGTTATGACTGCCCAGCCACGCGAGCCGCCTGGTACGGCAGCAACGGGTTCCTGATCGGCCGTGACCTACTGCGCTGGTGGTTGCGGCTGGATTACGCTGAGTATGATGGCGACGTGCTGTATACGCCGCAGCCACAACCGGCTTTTTCAGTTCGCTGGGACCACGGATGCCTGTACATCAATCGGCAATTACAGGCGGTGGCATGGTGCCCTATCGACAGTCTGCAGCCGATGTACTGCTTCCGTTCGAAAAGCGCCTCATCCAAGAGCTAGGCATAACTGAGGATGAGTATCGCGCATTTGCCGCAGAAGTGCGCCGCCGCCCCTACATCCGCCCAGCAGAGTACGCCCATATCCCAGATGCCGTAAACGGTGATTTCGGTATTTCACTGCTTGTTAGCGTAATTGTCGGCGCATTATTTACGGCAGCGTCGTACCTGCTATCGCCAAAACCACAGCAGCCCGAGGAATCAAAAGCACGTACGCGGCAGTTAGGAAAAACGCGCGGCCGCGAGATATTCACGCCTACCACAGGGTTTGACTCGATTCAAAACCTTGCAGCGTACGGCGATATTGTGCCGATTGTTTTTACACGCCGGCAGACTGTAACCGACACCAACGAGACTACCTTCTATAGCGGCGGCATTCTGATCTCACCCGCGATGGTATGGTCGCGGATGAAGAGCTTCGGCAATTATCAGATTGCGGAAGTAGTAGCTATCGCAGGCCAAGGCTACATGGAACGCTGCGACCTCGCCGGCGTTTTCCTTGGCAACAACTCACTAGATGCGCTGTATAGCAACTACTTTGATTTCTACTGGAACGCTGGCGTACAAGGCGCACCAGGCAATAGCAGGCTGCAAATGCGGCACTTGCGCTACGGCGCGCTACGCATTGATGACGGCCGGGGCAAGACAGAAGAGGCGTTTTATGCGCCAACACGTAATGGCGCCAACGATGCTGCGTTTAGTGGTGCGATGACGCCATCATCCCAGACGCGCTTTGGCGTATACGCGGGCATCCCGAACGGCACGCCAATCCGCCCCGACTGGGAAATCTACTCAATCATTGAGGAATACTTCGACGGCGACAGGATGCTGCCCGCCGGCAGAAACGCTTACATCAACCAAAAGAAGTTTGTCGATCCATACCTGATGATCGTTGATCAGTATGGTGGTGGCCTTAGCTACGACAAGGTAGGCAAAACCGGCCGGCTAAAGGCTGGTATGCCTGGCACAGGCCGCAACTACTGCCGCCGCATCGGCATCGTCGAATGCAACGGCATTACGCAAACTGCCACCGAGCTGGAGTACACAAACAGCAAAGGCAGTGCCAAGTATTGGGAGAATTTAACGCGTGAGGTAACGGTCAATATCGGCGACACGATGGTAATCCTGCTTGGCATCGGCCGGCAGGATGCCAATTTCCTGGAAGGCGAAAGCGAGGGCATTACATACCCAAGGCATGATGATATCCGGTCTACGGTTGATAGCGAGCTGAAGCGTTATGACGCGCAGCTAAAACTAGGCGCCACTTTTATGGTGGGCCGCACAATGTGGCAGGTTATCGACCGCCCAGAAGAATCGTACGACCCACGGCGTAGCGATCACCGTGCCAGCGGCTTCCGCATCACACTGCGCTGCATTGATGCCTGGAGCAATGCAGAACGCAAGGTCGGCATCGTATCTCAAAAGGCAATCGCAAAGGAGACATACCTGCCGTACTCCGATATCGAGGAGGCCTTTTATCCGATCCTGCAGTATGAACTGGCCAGCATCCAAAATACTAGGCGTTGCGATGTAACTGAGATCGGCATCAAGTCTCAGGTGTGGTGCAAGTTTAATAACATCACAAACTTCAACACGCTAAAAAGCCCCGGCAAAATGGCCGAAGCGAACAAGGATAACATTATCCTGCGCGCCGGCAAGATGACGACTTATGCCGAGCGCGTATCATTCTTTGCATTGGATGTACGGCCAACCAATAGTGAAGCCGTGCGTACCACCACGATCAATGACGGCTGGACGAATGTAGGACCCTATCTGTTTGCAGTGCGTGGTGATGCACCCGTCGATATCTTTTCGTTTATTCGCGTTACACACCCCAACCGCTCGCAGTTGGAGTTCAGGTTGCGGCCTTTCAATAGTGCGATCTTTACGCAGCAGAGCGGCGGCGAAACCGAGGTGTTCTGCCTAGATGGCCGCACGCCTTACGTTGATTGGACATTTGATACTTATCTCGGCAAGTTTCGCGTTGGTGGTCGGGGCTACTTTATTAAGCCTAGGGATCACTTTACCCATCCGCAGATGGCAGTACGCCCTGAGCTGCTGGAGGATTTTGTATACGGCACGTGGGAGACGCAAACTAGCGTCTCTGGTGTTACCAGGCTTGGTGTAGTTGCACGAGATACCACTAGCTACATCACAGCTGGCGATGCAGCGACCGACACGCAAATCAGTAACGTACTGTCCAATGTGATCGGGTTAAATCCGTGGACCGCCAATCTACCAGTTGGTTACACGACTACTTACAACAATTTCACCTATACCGATGGCACCCGCACGGTCGTCATGCGCCTGTACCTCCGGGCATTCGAGCGCAATCTACCCAACAATCCAAAGAATAAGTGGTGGACGATCGACCGCGTGGAAGTCGTATCATCCGTTGGCGCATGGAAAGACGGCGAACAAATTAGCAAGTCTGCGGCAGCAGTAGACGGCACAAGGTATTACTTCCAGTATGCAGTCCAAACTGGCACTGATTATGTAGAAAACAACCTTACCTACGGCGAGACGCGACTGTTCCAGAAGTACAGCGTGATTGCAGAGGTATCGCATTATGGCGACCTGATCTCCCGCAGCTGCGATAACGGCCCGGAGCACGAGGTTGTCTACGTCAACGAATGCCTGTCAGATGACCCAATCCCGGCGTATAGCAACTGCGCTGTTGCTGGCCTCAAGCTGCGGTCCAGCGACAACTTTAACCAGCTGGATCAACTGCGCTGCTACATCCAAAACGGCATCCACGTAGAGCGGTTGGTCGATGGTGACGTAGGCCCCAGCAACCTGTTGACCGACCTGTTCTGGTACTTGGTTAGCAATGCGGATACTGGCGTTGCATCTATCGTTGACCCATCACTTGTCGACAAGCCAGGTCTTACTACAACAGGGCGCTTCCTGCGCGCCAACAATTTGTTGTTTGACGATGTAATTGCCGAGCCTATCAATCTGCGGTCATGGCTGGCGGAGATGGCGCCGTCAGTGCTGTGTTACACCACGATCAAAAACGGCAAACTATCGATCGAGCCGGCGCTGCCATACGACAAGAACTACAAGATCGATGCCACTAACCCGATCACAATTAGCGGCATGTTCACCGACGGCAATATCATTGACGACTCACTAACGATCGATTGGCTGGAACTAGAAGGCCGCAAGATGTTCCAAGCGGCGATCCTGTACCGCTGGAGCGGCACTAACAAAATCCCAGAGGAGCAAACGTTAGTTGTGCGGTACAACACCGCAGGATCTGACGCGTTGCCGATCGAGGAGTTTAATCTGCCGCATATTACTACTACAAATCACGCACTACTTACAGCGCGCTATTTCTTGGCAGTGCGGAAACATGTTACCCATACGATTACGTTTAAGACACTGCCTTGGGGTCTTAGCCTTGCGCCAGGGCAGTACATCCGTGTATCGAGCGAGCTTAGCCCGTACAGCCCCACCAACAACGGAATCATCAAAGCAGACGGCACCGTTATTGCCGCCTCTGTAATGACCGATGGCACGTATGCCGTGTATTACTGGGAGCGTACGCAGGAGGCCGTGCAATCAGGGCAACTGGTAATTGCAAACGGCATCGCACAGAACATGCGTGATGCAGTGTTCTCGGTCTACAACGCTAGTGCCACCAGCGAGGTGTACCAGATTGAAGCACTGGATCTAGACGAGGAAGGCATCGTTACAATCAAAGCAAGCAACTTCCCCGTTGATGCCAGCCGTCGCAGCTTGATTGCCCGCGATACGTTGGACGCCGACTCCAGCTTCATTATTGAAGGACCGCAGTCCGCCTAATGGCCTACCCCACGCTGGCACCCACAACCCGCAATTTTGACGCCGGGCAGTACCCGTTCAAAACTTTCAGCTCGCTAAGCGGCAAAGAAGTGCGGATTTTGTACGGCAGCAAGCGCACCGGAATGACGCTGGACTTGGCGTACGACAACATCACGGACGCCACTGCAGACGATTTTGTCGCACACTACGACGAAACAAAAGGCGGCTTTACCGCATTTGACCTTCCCGCTGCCGCAAAAACCGGCTGGACTGGGGCCACCAGTGCCATCGATGCTGCCAGCGGCAACCAGTGGCGCTATGCCGAGCCGCCTAGAATCACGAGTGTACGCCCCGGCATTAGCAGCGTCACGGTCAAACTAGTGGGTGTCCTCTGATGGCAAAGGTTTACACAGGCCGCGACGGACGCCTACTCATCGACGGCGTGGAGCAGATCAAGGTCACCAACTGGCAGCTGACCGGCTCCTTGGAGATGCTGGAGACAACCACTCTTGGCGACGCCCAGCGTAGCTATACACCCGGCGTCCAAGAATTTAACGGCAGCGCCACGTTGCTGTACTTCAATGACGGCACCGGCCGCAACGACGCCGCCACCGCACTAAAGAAGGTGCTGCGCGTTGCTGGCGTGAATAGCACCGATACCGTTGACCTGCGCCTGCGGCTTGTGGAGGGCACTGTCAACCACGACGTGCGCCTTACGGCTTATGTAACCAGCGTCAGCTTTGGTGCCAGCGTCGGCGAAATCAGTTCAGCGCAGATCAGTTTCCAAGCAACTGGCGCATTGAGCGAGGTTACCATCTAATGAGCGTATATCTTGGCGCTGTTGGCAGTATTGAGTTGACGCGCAAGTCTATTGACAGCGAGCTACTTAGTATTGTTAATCCGTCCGACGTAAACGAAAACCGTAACCGCTTCTCTTTTGATTTTGATGAGGGGTGCTTAGTAAGCGGTGACTTTGTTGAAATTACAGCCACCGACAACACCAACCTTGATTTTATTACTGCTTCCGGCTGGGGCGACGGAGCTGTTCAATCCAGTGGCAACTGGTACATCTTTATTG